TCACGGCGTGATCCTGTCCAGCGGGCTTACAGTGCCTCGTGCTGCCACAGATCCGACGACGTGTGTGTAGATCGTCGTCGTCTCGATGTCCTTGTGGCCCAGGAGCTCCTGAATCGTGCGCAGATCGGTACCGGCCTGCAGTAGGTGTGTCGCGAAGCAGTGGCGCAGCGTGTGCGGCGAGGCTGGTTTGCCGATGCCTGCGGCTTGGCTGGCGCTCTTCATGGCCCGCTGCACGGTCCAATCAAAGATGTGGTGTCGCCGATGCTCGCCAGTCTCGGGATCGACGTGATAGCCCTCAGTGGCAAACACGTACTGCCAAGCCCATTCGCTGCCGGCATTCGGATACTTGCGAGCCAAGGCATGCGGCAGGCCGACGCTGGCGTGTCCAGTGGCAAGGTCCAAGTGATGCCAGCGGCGCCGCTCTTCGAGCAGCTCGGTCAGGCGTGATACCAGGCAGCGCGGCACCATGGTGACGCGGTCCTTGTCTCCTTTCCCGCCGCGGACGGTCAGTCGCAGCTGTGGCAGGTCCAGATCCTTGACCCGGAGGTTCTGACCTTCGGCCAAACGCAAGCCGGTGCCGTACAGCAGCTCAAGGAACAGCCTGGCCCGGCCTTGGACGCGCGCCAGCAGAGCCTGGGTCTCCTGTACCGAAAGCACGACGGGGAGCCTCACCGACTGCTTGGCCCGAACGATGCCGTCGATCCAGCCAATGTCCTCTTCGTACACCTTCTGGTACAAGAACAGAAGCGCCGCCAGTGCTTGGCGTTGGGTGCTGGCTGACACCTTGCGCTCGGTGGCCAGCCAACTCAAGAAGTCGCGAACCTCGGTGTGTCCAAGCTCACGCGGCGGTCGCCCCGCCCAGTGCGCGAACAGCTTGATCCAGTGCCAGTACGCGGAGAAGGTGTGCCGGCTGTAGTGGCGCACTGCGCAGGCGGCCTGCACTGCCTCTCGAAGCGTGCGAGGCCGCGCGTCGCATAACGCCGGCGCGGCGCCGGTCATAACGACGGGCTGTGCAGGTGCGACAAGGGCTTGCATAGCTCGCCGATGGTGTTATCCGACTTGGCTGTCTGCCGAATTCACGTTAGGCCCCGCGAGTTTGCGGCCCGCGTCAATCAGTGCGTTCATGCCTTCGCCGCCATCCTCGAAGTCCTCCAGATCCGCCACCGCCTGCAACGGCACCAGTGCGACGTTGATCCACGTCCGCAGAACGTCAGCTTCTCCGCGCAGCCGCTGAATCTCGTCACCATCGGCCTCGATGCGGTCTGCCGCTTGCCGGGCCCGGCTCACAAACTGTCGCAGCGTCATCGGGTCTGGGCTTTCCGGCATCGGCATGCGCAGCACGCCAAGCAGCATCACATCGCTCATGCTTTTTCTCCGGTTGGTTACGGCTGGCCTAACTGGTCGCTCAAGCGGCGACCCAGCACGGCGGGTTAGGTTTCCTTGGTACTCGTAGGCCTCGGCGCCGTGCAGGTCGCCTTAGCTCCTACGTTAGGCCTTACCGGGCCGCGCACGGGCGAAGGCGCCCACGCAACTCGTGTCGCTCTTGGCCTGCTGCCTCAGTTCGGCGGCCGTGGTCACTCGCGGAGCGGCATTCGTCGCGGCCTCTTCCCTGCGCGCATCCACAGCTTCGCCGAGGAACTGGAACGGGTGAACCCATCGCGCCAGCCCGGTGGCGACGGTGTGCTCGGCCAGCCACCGGAAACGCTCGGCATCTGCCGCGTAGGTCTCGGCTGCCTTCGCAAGCTCGCCGAGCAGCTCGCCGGCTTTCTCGGTGTGCTCAATGGTCCCGAAGGCCAGCGGGTGCGAGGTCATGCTCATCGCAAGTTGCCTCGCTTCTTCCAGTTTCTGCTTATCCACGTCGTTTAGTCCTAGTACGGTTGCATTGCGCGCTTCGGCTACAGGGGCCTAACACTTCGTTCCAGCCGACCTACGGCGGCTGAACTCGGGCGTTGGGCGGCTTGCTGTCTGCCGAGGCTGCGGCCTCCTCGACGATCTGCCGCCGAATCAGGGCGCACTTATCGTCGCCCTCCCACAAACAGCAGATGTCCCAAACTTGGCGCCGCGAAACGCTGTAGCGCTTGCCGCTGAATTGCAAACTGATGCCCAGTTTCACCGCCAGCCGCAGCGCATCGCCGTCGTCTTCCAGCGGGTTCCACGGCTCTTGCACGCCGACCAGCAGCAGGCCGCGCCCGTCGTCGCTCCAGCGCCCAACGCCGTAGCCTGCCGCCTTCGCCGCCTTCTCCACCAATCGCATATCGCGCAAGCTATCCATGCTCACTCCTTCTCGCTTCGGATACGGCCGCCCAACTGCTCGCCCAAGGCCGACCCACTCCGGCCTGCGGCCTACGTGGTCGCCTTGCCTCGGGCGTTAGGCGTCAGCGCAACTCTTTCAGCGTGCTGGCGTCGTAGCACTTGAAGCCTTCCCATGCCCATGTGCCGCGCAGCCGTTTCCCGCCTTTGGCCTCGCAGTCGGCCTTTGCCGTAACTGCTCCGGTCAGCGTGATCGCAATCACCGCCAGCGCCACCACGATGAATGCTGCCTTGAGTTGATCTCTGCCAGTACACATGACGCCTAACCCTGCGTTCGAGCGGACGGCCAATGGCCGTCCTTAGTTGTTGAAACGTCAAGCGGGCCTCCGCTCAACTCCACGTTAGGCGCTCGCAAAATCCTTCATCACCAACTCCGCAGCGCCTTCGGGCAGCAGTTCTGTGCACGTCGAATACTTAGCGTCCATCCATGGCTGTGCGGTGTCCGCGATCCTGGCGCGCAGGAACAAGCCTCTGTTCTCGTCGCCAGCTTCAGCGTGCGCCAGCGCTCGCGCTTCGGCCTCGGTTTCCGCGCGCACCACAAAGCCGAATGCCTTGTCGTACCACGGTTCCCACGGGTCGTCGTTCTTTGCCAGCCCGTCCACCGGGCGCAGCAGCCATAGCTTCATCGTGTTTCTCCTTTAGTCCGCGCCTAACTGTTCGCTCAAGCGGCGACCCAGCACGGCGGGTTAGGTTTCCTCGGTACTCGTAGGCCTCGGCGCCGTGCAGGTCGCCTTGGCTCCTGCGTTAGGCCGTACAAGGGCGCGCAAAGCCTTCCATGCTTCACAGTAGCGGCGCGTCCGTCGGTAAAGCGCGGCTTCGTTCTCTTGTTGCGTGCCGTTCAGGCCGCTGGCGCCGTTGTATTCGTCGTGCGCGGCAACAAACTCGGCCACAACTGCGCGCAACCGCTCGATCTCGTCGGCCGCCTCGGTCAACAGCGGGTCTGGACTGTCGCGAAGTCCATCAAAGCCAAATAGCTCTTCGCCCTGCGCCGCTTCGCGCATCCGCTCAAGCATCGGCCTAACAGGCAAGTCAACCTGACCTGCGTCGGCGTTCGGCTTTTGTTCGGTATCAGGCATTTTCACGCCTCCTTGTCAGGTTACTGGCGCGTTCGGCCTCACGCGGTACGCGCTGCGGCGTGCTGGCGCTTGATCCAGTCGGCCCACTCGGCGGCAAACTGCTCGCTGCCAGCCTTCCACGTTTCGTAACCGTGCGTCCACTCAACCACCACGGCGCGCGCAGCAGGCAATTCGTCGCCAGCCGCTTCGCAAATCCATCGGTTGGTGACGGTGGCCGCAAATTCGGCCAGGGGCTTGCTGGGGGCCGGAATAAGATCGTCCGGCCCCTCAATGTGCACAGCCCAGCACTTGATGCCGTCAAATGTTTCGCGTATCGCTTTAGACAGCGGGCCCTCGGTTTCGTTGCTCATGCTTACGTCCTTTTGATTGCAGATAACACCAGCCGAACTGGTCGCTCAAGCGGCGACCCAGCACGGCGGGTTAGGTTTCCTCGGTACGCGTAGGCCTCGGCGCCGTGCAGGTCGCCTTAGCTCCTACGTTGTGCTTCACGCGGCGCACGCAGCGGGCTCCGTCTCGCGCCGCAGTTCCGCGATGAACAGCGGCCACAGCGTGCGCCAAAAGTTCACCGCAAATGGCTTCGGCCGCGTCTGGATGTACTCCCACGGCTCGCTGAGAAACTTGGCCGCATCGGGCTTACTGTCAAGGCGCAGGCTTTGCGCAGCATCGTCCAGCGCGCGCACCCAGTCGTCCGGCGAGCTGGTCGCCCACTGTTCGCACTCCTTCAGGGCGTCCCACAAGGCGCGGGCGTCTTCCTTGCTCAGCCGAGTGTGCTTGCGGTTCTCAATTACCCGCTCGCGCATCGCCCGCATGCTGCCGTTGCCGTCGAACTGCTCCAGCTTGGCGCCCAAGAACTTGCCGAAGGCATAGTCGAACTCGACCTCCTGCAGGAACTCCTTGAACGGGTTGGCGCAGGCCGTCCAGATGTAGCCCCAGGTGCCGAAGCTCGATTGAATGGTGATCTCGCCGCAGTAGTAGGTACCCTCGTGCGGCGTGCCAACGTTGGCGCGGCGGTCCCAGCAGTGAAGCGTGATGTTTGCCCACTCACCGCCGCGCTTGCCGTCTCGCACTTCGTAGCACTCGCGCACGCTCTTGGTCACTGGCATTCCGTCTTTCCTTCGCTTCGGATAAGTGAAGCACAACTGGTTAATCGAGAGGGACGCCCGCAGGCGGGCGCCCCTCATTGCCGGCGTTAGGCTTCACGCCATAGCCCCAACACGCGCCGCGTACTGCCACACGGAGGTGGCCTGGCGCAGCGCGTTGCTCATGGGGGAGTCGGCGGCAGCGTAGTCGTCGCCGGTGCGCACTGCGCGGCCGCTGGCCACGAGGGACTGCAGGGCGCTGTGCACCTGTGCGCGGCTGAGTGCCACAACGGTGAGCACTGCGTCGATCGTCATCGATCCGTGGTCGTGCAGGGCCTGCAGCACAACCGGCTGAGTGGCCTTGATGGCAATGCGGCGGGCCGCAGTCTTGCGGGGCATCAGGCACCTCCTGCCTGCGCGCGCGGCGCATCGTCGCGGCCGAGCTGGCCGATGCAGACCGTGGTGTCTCGGCCGACGTTGCCGGCCAGCGCACCGACAACTCGACGCTGCACCCGCTGGATCGCGTCCGCCACCTCGCCCTGGTTGGCGGCCAGGCGGACGACGGCGGTGGGGCCGTCGTGGAGGTGGGCGGTGGTCATCAGGCTTCCGTCGTGGTGGGGCTGAGATCGTTCGCAGCGGCCAGGCGCGCGTCGAACGGTGGGTGGGCGGCGCGCTGCTGTTGGCGGTACAGCGCGAGCGCCATGCCGCTCAGGACCTGGCCCTTGATCGGGTCGTTCATGGCGGCGGTGATGCTCTTGAACGCGCCCGCCGGGTCGATGCGGCGCAGCGCCTCGGCGAAGAGGGCCTCGTGTGTCTCGGGCGTGAGGCGCACGCGGTCGGCGGTGGTGCGGCGTGCGTTCACCGCTGCCACCACAGAGCAATGGCCAGCCGAACGCGCTCCAGAAGCGGCAGGGGGCGGCAGGGCGTGATGGCTGCGCGCCCGGTACCGGGCACGGTTGGCGGCTCGGATGCTTCTTCCAGGAGCCCGGGCTGCGTCATGGACTCGTCGAAGGCCGGCACCTGGCAGCGGCGCTGCGGCCAAAGGCTGGGCCGGCTGAGCGGCTTGACGTTGGGCATGATCAGACCCCCTGAGCCAGCAGCCAGCTGATGGCTGCGAACGCGCCGACGCCGGCCACCCGCCAGCTCCAGCGCTCGAGCAACTCCACCACCCGGCGCTCGCGCCGCGGGTCGAGCTCGGTGTGCTGCGCCATTGCGAACGCGGCGCGGCGCTGCGGTGTGTCGTTCATCGAGCACCTCCGTGCAGGTGTTGCTTGGCTGCGGCCGAGCAGGTCAGGAACCAGTGGCGCCAGAAGTCGGCGCGCATGCGCTCGGCCTGGATGTCGGTGCGGTGCTCGTGCCGGGCCAGCGTGCTGTCGAGCGCCATGTCGCTGGGGCAGGCGGCCTCGAGCTGGGCCGGCGTGGCCGGCTTCACGTAGGTGCCGGGCGGCTGCTCGTGCAGCGGCCGCGGCCAGCTCGCCGGCTGGGGTGCGGCGCAGCCCTGCAGCAGCACGATGACGGCGCATGCCAGGGTGACAAGGACGGATGCGGCGAGGTGCCGCCAGACCGGGCTCATCGCGCCCACCTACGCTGGTTGGCGGAGAGCGGTCCGCGCGCTACATTGCGATTTCCAACCCGCAGTGTCCGCTTGCAAACCCGTCTCTCCATGAACGCGCCGCGTGAGAAGCCCCACCGGCAATGGGAACCGCCTGTGCCAGCGCCGCCGGCTCGGCCGCCCGCCCCGCCACCAGCCCCAGCAAAGCGATGACCATGGACCGCAACGACACCACGCTCACCAACACCACCCGCACGCACGGCCAGGCCGTCGCCGAGGTTCAGTACGCCGTCGAGTTCGGCCGGCTGAACGAGCGCTTCTGGCAGCGGCTGGACACTGTGCTGAACCTGATGCAGGTATTGGCCGGCGCATTGGCCTTGGCAGGAGCGTTCTCCGCCGGGCAGTGGCTGCCCGTGGCCGGGGTGGTGTTGGCGGTGGTGTCGGCCCTGCAGATCACGCTGGCGCCTGGCCGCCGCGCGGCGGGCTTCCTCGTCGCGCGGCGCGACTTCAGCGCGCTGCTGATGCGGGCCTGGAAGCTGGACCCGGCAGACCTGGACGCCGAGCTCGAAGCGCTGCGCGCGCAGGCGCCGCAGGGCCTGGAGCTGCTGAGTGCCCCGGCCTTCAACAACACCAGCCGCCGCAACGGGCACGACACGACGCTGCCCGAGCGCTGGCCGCACCGCCTGGCGCGCGCGCTGGCCTGAGGCAAGGGCCCGCGAAGCCGGGCTCACAGCAGCGGCTCCGGCGAGCCCATGCGCACCTCGTGCGGCCACGGGCCGGCGACGGTGTCGCCGCTGCCCCAGCTGGTGGGGCCCAGCACCGGCAGCACGCAGGCGCCGAGCACATCGACGCTGGGCACGGCCACCAGGGTGCCAAAGTCGTCCAGCACGGCCATGCCCATGGGCGCGCTGATCGAAGGCCCCGGCGGCACCACGATGTAGCGACCCGCGCGCTGGTCACGCACCGGCCACGCAAAGCTGCCGTCCGGGAACCTCGAGATCGGGCTCAGGTGCGGCGCCGTCTGGCCGCTGCGCTGTGTCTTCTGGCGACCTTGCCCCGGCGCCTCCAGCGCCGCCTCGACCGTGTTCTGCATCGCTGCCTCCAGCGGGTGATCCCGCGATGGAGGAGAATCTACAACTGTTGTGGCCTGTGCGTCAACAGGTGTTGTTCATCAGCGAGGTGGCAACTCCTCTTCGAGGCATTTCGCGAATGCCACTACATCCGCGCGGTGAAGCGTCACGCAGTAGCCGACGAGTTCGTGGCAACGGGGCGCGCCGTCTCCCTGTTGCTGGCAATGCACGGTCGCGCTGGCCAGGAGGGGAGCAAAGTCTGGCGACGGATCTTGCCGCTGGGTCTTGCTGTGACGCGGTAAGCCCAGGGCGTCCAAAACTGGAGTGCGGGCATTTGCCAGGCTGAACGCGGTGTCGACCTGTCGCCCATCAAGGGTGAAGAAACGGACCAGCAACCGGCGCCCGCTAAGCATGCTGGCAAGCTCGCTCCCAAGACCTTCGGCGTCGTTACCGTGCCAAACCACAAAGCTGGCCGAACGCAGCCCGGCCAGGTACATGGGCGGGTCGATGACGCGATCGGCCGACAGCTGGCGTGTCAGTTCTCGGTCGCGCGCTGGTTGGGTGTCTATCCGCGTCATCAACGCGCGAGCGGTCGAGAGCACTCCAACGAACCGATTGGACAAAGTGAATCGAACCCAGACGCGGCCGCCTTCGCCGCGATGAAGTAGCAGTTCATGCCCATCGACATTGACGGTCCTCGCGTAAGTCAGGATCTCGTCGGACATGCGGTCACGCTCTACCTCCAGCCTCCAAGCTGCCTGAGCGTGCGCCGATTCGAAAAGCAGGAACAGCGCGGTCGTCGAAAAAACCAGCCCTCTTGCAAACCGCGAAGCGGCGCTGGCGCGGGCCCGCGGCATACGGTCAACCTGCCCAGTCGCTGCCGAGCTGCCCGGTCGCGCGTGCGGCGCGGGCGATGCGGTCGAGGTAGTCGGCCATGTCCTCGGCGTTCTCGGCCGCGACAAGGCGGCCGGCGGTGCTGAGCAGGTCCACGCTGCGGGCGGCGTGGCCGGCGCCGCTGCCGCTGACGACAACGTAGCACTGCGTCTTCTGGCCGAAGTGCTCGCGCGCCGCGCGCAGCACTAGGCACTTGGCCTGGGCCTCGAAGATCTTGCCGCGAACGCTCTCTTCCGCGACCTCGAAGTCCACCGTCTCGGTGATGTGCATCACCGAGTTCTGAAGCGCGAACTCCGCATTCAGCCCGTGCTTGGCGCTCACCGGAAAGTTGCGTACCACCTTGTGGGCCGCGATGTCATCGGCGTGCCTGCCCATGATGCCCATGTTCTCGAACTGCCGGCGCAGGCGCGCCCGGGTGTGCTGGCGCACGCGGTGCACCTCGGGCGCCATGGCCGGCTTTTCTGCGGCCGGGGGCGGCAGCACCGACTCGGCCATCACCGCCTGCACCTGGGCATCGAACGTGGCCTGGTTGCTGTAGGCGAAGCTGCCTTCGAACTCATGCAGCGCCAGCGCGCCCTTGCTGCCGGCCAGCACCTCGCGTACTGCGGCAAGGCTGTCGCACTGGGCCAGGTGCTCGCGCAGGTTGGCGCCCAGGCGCCGCATGCGCCCCTCGGGCGAGCTGGACACGGCGGCGAGCTTCTCGCTGCTGGGCAGCGTGGCGACGGTCCAGTGCCCGTCTGCCGCCTGAACGACGGCGCCGACGCAAAGCACGTCGATGCGTTCCGCATCGGGGCGAAGGGTCAGGAGGCTGTAGGTGGCTGTTTTCATGGCAGGGCGGATTGTGCGGCGGCCAGCCGGCGCGCGCGAGCGATGGACACCCACCACTGGCGTAACAGCATGCGCGGCTGGGGCGCCAGCCAGGCGGGCGGCATGGGCGCAAGCACGTCACGCATCCACTCATCCGGCAGCGCCTGGATGGTGCCCAGCACGTCCACGGGGCGTCGATAGGGCATTGTGTCCTGGCTCAGCAGCAGGCGCAGGCACTGCATGGTGTTGCAGGCCGGCATCGGCAGGCCCGGCAGCGGCCAGCCCAGGACCAGCAGGGCGTGGCTGAAGTCGATGACGCGGGCCACCACTTCGCCGTCGAGCTCGAGGTACAGGAAGTTGTCGTGGTGCCGATCCACGTTGTGGGCAAAAAGGTCCAGCGCGTGTGTCTTGGCGAAGACATCGGCGTTGCTGATGCGCCCGCGCGCCTCCACGAACGACACGCTGCCGCCCTGCCACTGCGAGCCGAAGTAGGCCACGCCCGGCTGATCGAAGCGCTCCACCACGCTGAAGGGAGGCACCGGCAGCCTGCACGCCTGCGCCAGGTGCGAGCAGATCCACTCGCTGGCCGGCACCATGGGGTGCTTGCCTTGGCCCTTGCACAGCCAGCGGTGCGTGGTGACGTTGTCGACGCCGATGAAATCGGCAGCGGCGGTGGAGGGCGGGGGCTTGATGCGATGGCAGATGACAGGCAGCAGACTGGTCTGGATCATTCCCTGGGGCGCTCGGTCGTGCCGAGCTGTTGTGGTTGGAATCTGGGTGACTCGATGCTCGCCACTGGCGTGGTGGCCTTTGCGACGTCCGCGGCCACGGGATCGAGCAGCTCGGCCACGCGGTCGCGGTAGGGCTGCGCGCCCGTCACCAGCAGCGGCAGAAGCCGCTCAAGCTCGGCCCGGGCCGGGCACGCGGCTATGGCGTCGAGGACTACGGGCAGCGCGTTGCGCAGCGCTGGCGCTGGCGCCGGGGTGACAGTTGCCGACTCAAGATCGCGGGGGCCGATGCCGGACAGCAGCCACCGTAGGTGGACCTGAAAGTAGTCCGCCAGCGGTTGCGCGTGCACGGACCGCACCGAGTTGCGCTTGATGAGAGCGCTCAGGATTTGCTGCTCAATGCCTAGATCACGGGCCACCTGAGCTTGGGAAATCGCTCGGTCGTCCAGCAGGAGTTGGAGGCGTGAGCCGAGAGACATGCCTTGAGTCTGACAACTCGTGTTGTCGGAGGCAAACAACGTTGGTTGCACATGTGGCAACAGTTGTTGTAGGCTACGCGCCATGACGCCACTCGCCCAAGCCATCGAAGCCGTCGGCAGCCAGTCCGCGCTTGCAAGGAAGTGCGGCGTGGTTCAGCAGCACGTCTGGAATTGGCTGAACCGGGACGGCGCGCCTCCAGCCGAGCGCTGCCCCGACATCGAGCGCGCCACGGCGGGGCAGGTGACGGTGGAGGAGCTGCGGCCGGACGTGCGCTGGACGCGGGTGGCCGATGCGGAGTGGCCGCACTCGGCCGGGCGGCCGTGCATTGATGTGGCGGCGCGGGAGGCGGTGAATGCAGGTTGAAGACAACCTGGCGGTGATAGAGGTGATGCGTTCGTTCAGCTCGCCATCGTTCGCACAGGGCTTGGACGAGTTGTTCGACGACGTGGCCGAGATCAGTGTGACCTTGTCGGTGGAGGCGTGTCTGGTGTGCGGCCAGTTGCTGCGCCGTAGAGGGTCTCGAGAGAGTCGATCACCTGTCGAAGTATTGCGGGCGGGATCCAGATCGACGGAAGTGGCTGAACAGTGCCCGCGCTGCGTACGAACATCGTCAGAAGCACCATGACCTCGGTGGATTGGTCGCGTCGCGCCGCCTGCACCAGATCGGCGTGGAAGTGCTGCAACAGCAGCGGCTTTGCTTTTTCCATGGGCGCCCTCCTTCGGGCTGTGTGTCGGGGGACGTGCAGCGTAACTCCGAAGGCAGGGCTGCCCGCCATTGCCTCCGCCAGGTGCACGGGGTGTGTGCCTGGTCTTTGCGCCCTCTGGCCGCGGCGACGCGGCGCCCGGGATGCCCCTGCTGGGGCTCTCCTCCCCCTTGCCGCCGCGTGCGGCGCGGGGCTCGCGGGCGGCGCTCTTTCTCTGCTCCAAGCCGGCTTGCGCTGAGGCGCGGCGGGCGTCCGTCTGAACCTGGCGTTGCATGGCCGCAGTCTCGGCTCCGGCACTGATAACGCCCGCACCTGGGAGATACGAAATGCCATCGGGGGTTATCAGTGAATCGCAGCCGCGGCAGCTGACGCTGGCGCTCGACGAAGGCCTGGCGGACCGCTTCGGCTGCCTGCGCGAGGTGGTGGCGCAGGGGGTGTACCAGCGCGGGCTGAAGCGCGCGGCGGCCGACCTGGATGAGGCGCCCGGCAACCTGAGCGTGCAGCTCGCCGGCGACGGGCAGCGCAAGTTCAGTGTCGACCAGCTCGAGCGGTACATCCAGTGCACCGGCGACAAGACGCCGATCCTGTTCCTCGTGGCCAAGTACCTGGGCGACCAGGGCGCGGCGCGCGACGCGGCCATGGAGCAGGTGATGTCGATGCTGACCCAGCTTCCGGCCATGCTGGCCAGCGCTGGGCTCCCCACCGCACCCGCAAGGCGCCGCTCGTGAAGGCGCGCACCACTGGGCTGAAGCAGGCCATCGCTGCGACCGAGCGCATCGCCACGGGCATGGCCGGCGTGGCGGCCCGGGTGATCAACGACCAGGCCTACGCTGCACGCAAGGAACTGCAGAGCGAGATGGCGCGTGTGTTCGATCGCCCGACGCCGTTCGTGCAGCGCAGCCTGTGGGTGGACCAGGCGTCGCCGGCCAAGCTGTCGGCCAGGCTGTGGCCGCGCAGCTTGGGTGGCAAGGGCGCGGACCCCGAGCGTGTGCTGGCGCCGCAGGTGTTTGGCGGTGACCGCGACCTGAAGCGCAGCGAGCGCGCGCTGCGGCGCGTCGGCATCCTGCAGCCGGGCTTTTGGACCGTGCCCGGGTCGGGCGCGCCGCCGGAGAAGATCGACCGCTTCGGGAATTTGAAGGGCAGCTTCATCGCGCAGCTGCTCAGCTACTTCCGCGCTCAGGGCGAACAGGGCTACCGGGCCAACATGACGGACCGCCGGCGCAAGGCGCTGGCGAAGAAGCGGCGCGGCGACAGCGGCTTCCTTCGCATCGAAGGCGTGGAGTATTTCGCCACGCAGGGCAGGCTTCGCGATGGCCCGGGCTCGCACCTTCGGCCGGGCATCTACTCGCGCAAGGGCACGCACGGCTCGGACATCAAGCCCGTGCTGGTGTTCGTGCGGCGGCCGAGGTACAGCAAGCGCCTGGACTTCGGCGGGATCTCGGAGCGCGTTGCAGGTCGCGTGGCGCCGGTGGCGTTCGAGCAGCGCATGCGGGCTGTGGCCAGGGTGCGTGGATGACGGTGCGTCGGCCTCGGGCGTTGAAGCCCCGACCCCCCTCGGTGATCCGCGGCGCTGGCGCGGTCGGCGTTGCCTGTTGCGCCAGCACGACGGGTCCTTCCCGCAACGCCTCGGTGCGGGTGATTCGAGGCTCGACGGTGCGCCAGGCAACAGGCGGCCAGCATAGGCAACAGGGCCGCCAGGCCCAGGCAGGCGCCGGCTCATGACCACCGCCAGCCTGGCGAACTACGTCGACGTCGAGCGCCAGCTGGCCGCGGCTGGGCTGCTGCTGGCCGGGTCGCTTGAGATCGGCACTGCGCGGCCGGTCCGCTGCCGCGTCGATGGTCAAGGGCGCGAGAAGCGCGGCTGGTACCGGCTGTACGAGATGCCGCTCGACGGTGGCGGCAGCCTGATCGTCGGCAGCTACGGCGTCTGGCAGGGCAACGACAACGGCGCCATCAAGATCGCGCTGCCCAAGGTCGAGCGCGACCGGATGACGGTTGGCCAGGCCGAGGCGCTGAAGGCTCGCATCAAGGCCGACCGCGAGGCGGTTGCCGCTGAGCTGGCGCGGGACTACGCGCGCGCCGCGGCGCGCGCGATGAAGGGCTGGGCGCACTGTTTACGCGAGGTGGCTGACGCTCCCTACCTGCGCCGCAAGGGTCTGCCGCCGGGGAAGCTGTACGGCGCCCGCGTCACCAAGGCCGGCAACCTGGTGATCCCGATCGCTGATGCCCGCGGCCGGATCCACGGCCTGCAGGTGATCTGGGGCGACCCGGCGGTCAAGGCGCGGAAGGGCCGCGACAAGGACTACTGGCCCAAGGGCCTGGCCAAGCTGGGCCACTGGCACATGATCGGCGCGGCCGGCCGCGGCAGTGTGATCCTCGTGTGCGAGGGCTTCGCCACCGGTGCCAGCCTGCATGAGGCCACCGGGCTGCCGGTGGCTGTGGCCTTCGACGCCAACAACCTGGGTCCGGTCGCCCGCGCACTGGCGGCGGCGTACAAGGGTGCGCGGCTGCTGCTGTGCGCAGACGACGACTGGGTCCAGAAGTGCTCGGCCTGCGGCGCGTACACCCGCGTCGAGCTGGGCCCGGACTGCGAGCATTGCGGGCAGCCGCACCGCAAGGGCAACGCCGGCGTCACCGAGTCCAGCTCGGCCGCGCTGGCGGTCGGTGGGGCGTGGGTCAAGCCGGAGTTCCCGACGCAACGGCCGGCCGACCGCAAGGGCGACACGGACTTCAACGATCTGCACGTTCACCCGGAAGGGGGCCTCCCCTTGGTGGCCCGCCAGATCGAGGCGGTGTTGTTGCAGCAGGGATGGAAGGTCGCGCTGAAGGGCGCCGCGCCGGCGCCCGCTGCCGGGGGGGGAGGGGAGGCGCGGCCTCGCGCGTTGGCGGTGATGCCGCTCGACGATCTGGTGGCGCGATTCGTGCCGCTGGACGACGGCACTGGCGAGAGCCTCTTCGACACGTGGGCGCGCCGCATCGTGCGCGCGAAACAGGCCGTGGCGCTGCTGCCGGCCGGCGTCCGGTGGGACGACGTGAAGCGTCACCCGGTGTGGATCGAGCGCGGCGCGTACTACCTGGACCAGGTCGGGTTCGATCCAGCGGGCGAGGATCCGAACGTCCTGCTGAACGTCTGGCAGGGCTGGCCGATGCGGCCGAAGGCCGGCCAGTGCGAGCGGCTGCTGGGCCTGCTGCGCTACTTGTGCGGCGAGGACAACGGAGACGAGGTCTACTGGTGGCTGCTGCGCTGGCTGGCCTACCCGCTGCAGCACCCCGGCGCGAAGCTGCCGAGCGCCGTGATCATGCACGGGCCGCAGGGCTCCGGTAAGTCCACGATCTTCAAGGCGATCGCACGGATCTACGGCAGCTACTCGACCGTGCTGAACCAGCGGGGGCTCGAGGACAAGTTCAATGCCGACTGGGTGGACGGCAAGCTGTTCCTGCTGGCCGAGGAGGTGGTGACGCGCCAGGAGATGTGGCACATCAAGAACGAGCTGAAGGAGCTCGTCACCGGCGAGGTGGTGCGCGTCAACGGCAAGCACGTCGGCGCCTACCCTCAGCGCAACCACATCAACCTGGTGTTTTTGTCGAACGAGGGCCAGCCGCTGCCGCTGGACAACGATGACCGCCGGCACCTGGTCGTGTGGACGCCAGCCGAGCGCGAGCGCGATTACTACGACCGCATCAACGAGGAGATCGACGAAGGCGGAATCGAGGCGCTCTACCAGTACCTCCTGGACCTCGACCTGGAAGGCTGGAAGCCGCACCGGCGCCCGCCCATGACGCAGGCCAAGCGCGAGCTGGTGGAGGTGAGCAAGAGCAGCGAGCTGCGGTTCCTCGAGCGCTGGCTGGACTTCGACTCCGGGCTGGACCTTTCCGTGTGCCCGTGTCGAAGCGAGGACCTGTACCGCGCCTACGTGCGCTGGTGCCATCGCAACGGCGAGTCCAAGCCGCGCACGAGCGTGTTCTTCTTCAACTCCGTGAGCCGCCTGGCGGGGTGGGAAAAGAAGAAGGCCCGCGTCACCGACGGCGCGTCCAGTCGGCCGCTGAACGTCGTCATCCCGCCGCTGGAGCTGCTCCCGGAGGCCATGCGGCCAGAGGCCGCCGAGTCCGCGCCGGACTGGCTCGGCCGCTGCTGCCAGCTGTTCTCCGATTCGCTCACGCAGTCCAGCACGGAGGCCGCATGGGGCGAACGATGACCCGTGTTCCGGCTGTCGGCGCGCGTGTTCCGGCCTGCCGGAACACCGCAAGTGCTTGTTTTTCAACGCTTGTTCCGGGTGTTCCGGGTGTTCCGGGTCTCCCGCGCACACACGTGGGCGCATGCGTGCGCCTGCGCCTGTGCGCGTCCTCGCGCGCGCACCTCCACCCCGGAACACCCGGAACAGGAGGAACAAGTGAGTGAAATCAACAAGTTGCCGCGTTCCGGGGAGCCGGAACAGTCTGCGGAAGCCCGGAACAGCCCGGCGGAAGAGTCATTTGCCGACTTCGCGCGCCGGCTGGGCGTGGCCCGCAGCACAGTGACGCGCGCCGCCCAGGCCGGCCGCCTGGTGCTGGTCGGGCGGCCCGGTGGCGGCAAGGCGGTGCGTGTGCTCGAAAGCCTGCAGCGCCTGGAGGCCACTCGTGGCCTGCGAGACGACGTGGCCGAGCGCCACGCAGCTCAGCGCGGCCAGCCGCTGCCGGCAGCCTCTGGCGTTGGTGTTGTCGGCGTTGCGGAGGTGTCGGCAACGGCCGCAACGGGCCCGAATCGCGGCGATGCGGGTGCGGGCCAGGGGGCAGGCCCTGCCGAGGCGGCGAACGCCGGCCTTCGGGCCGTGCATCAGCGCCGCGCGCTGAGCGCCAGCAATTCGCTGCTGCAGGTGACGCTCGAGCTGCAGCGCGGCGATCGGTTCCCGCGCGACGCCGTGCTGGCCGAGGCGCAGGGCCTGGGCACCAGCCTGCGTGCCGGCGTGGAGCGGTTGATCGACCAGACCGCGCCGCGCCTGGCCGCCGCGGCGGCCGGCGGCGGAGCCGAAGCCCAGGCAGCGCAGCGGCGCATCCTGCGCGAGGAACTCCGCGTACTGCGTGCCGCGCTGGCGCGCGACTTCCGCGTCGCACGGCGCCGCCTGCGCCCGCAGGCCGCGGCGGCCGGTGGCGCGGCGATGGCCGGCGCCCTGGCCCAGGCCGCCCAGGTGCAGCAAGCGGGGGAGGGCGCCGCGTGACGCATGCCGACCCGGCCGCCGTGCGCGAGGCGTCGCTCGCTGACCTCAAGGCCGAGCGCGAGCGGCTGCTGGCGCAGCGTGCCCAGCGCGAGCTCGCCGAGGCAGAAGCTGCCTCGCTGCGGGCGCCTGACGTGCTGCGCGCCGGCCTGGCGATGCTGGCCGAAGCCCGGGCCGTGCTCGAACAGCTTGAGGCTGTGTGGGCGCTGGATGTCGCAGGCCAGGGCGACGAGACCGCGGTGCACCACGCCATGAGCCGTGCGGCGCACCAGGTCCTCTCGGGCCTGGCGCGCCTGGGCCAGCAGCCCGATGCCGCGCTGCCTGAGGTCGGCGCTGCCTTCGCGCGCGGCGCAACGCCGCGGCGGCTGCTCACCGTCAGCCAGTGGGCGGCCCAGCACCGCTACCTGGTCAGCGGCACCAACAGCCCCGGGCAGTGGCGCAACGAGCTGACGCCGTACCTGACCGAGATCATGGACGCGCTCAGCGAGCACAGCCCGGTGCGCCAGGTGACCTTCATCAAGTCCAGCGGTGTCGGCGGCACGGAGGTGATGTTCAACTGGCTCGGCTACGTCATGCACCACCTGCAGAACCGCGACATGCTGGTGGTGCTGCCGACGCTGGAGCTGCGCGACCGGAGCTTCAACCCGCGGTTCGGCAAGTTGCTCGAGGAAACGCCGGTACTCACCGCGCTGGCGCCCACGGCGCAGCGCAACCGCAGCAATCGCGGCGATCTGCTGGAGTACGGGGGCCGCACCCGGGTCATCAAGGCCGGTGCCAACAGCCCGGACAGCCTGCGCTCGGACCACCTGCCGTACGTGATCTGCGACGAGGTCTCCGCCTTCCCGTGGGACGTCGGCGGCGAGGGCGACCCGATGACGCTGATCGACAACCGCCAGCGCACCTACAGCCGCGCCAAGACGTACCTGGTCAGCACGCCCACGCGCGAGGGTGCCTGCCGCATCGCGCAGCAGTACGCCCGCAGCGATCGGCGCCGGTACTACGTGCCATGCCCGCACTGCGAAGAGACCCAGCCGCTGGAGTTCGGTGGGGCCGAGGTGCCGCACGGCCTGAAGTGGCGCACCGCGCCGCCCGAGCCCGGCCAGGCCGATGTCCAGCGCGTGCTGTCGGCGTGGTACGTGTGCAAGCACTGCGGCGCCGAGATCGCCGAGAAGCACAAGCCAGACATGCTGGCGCGCGGGCGCTGGGTGGCGGAGCGACCCCAGGTGCGGCTGCACCGCGGTTACCACATCAACGCGCTGTACGCCCCGGTCGGCCTTGGCCTGGGCTGGAAGCAGGTGGCCGAGAAGTGGCTGGCCGCGCAGGGAGACAGTTCCGAGCTGAAGGCTTTCGTGAACACGTACCTCGGCGAGGTCTGGCGCGAGGAGGGCGACGAGCTGCAGCCTCAGAGTCTGCTGTCGCGGCTGGAGCCAGTCGATCGCGCCGGGCTGCCGCCGGTCATCATCGTGGCCGGCGTCGACGTGCAGAAAGACCGGCTCGAAGCCACCGTCGCGGCGATCAGCGAGCGCGAGGAGGCGTGGGTGCTCGACCACGTCATCGTGCCCGGCGACACCAACGACGCGCAGACCTGGCTCGACCTCGAGGAGCAGCTCGTCGAGGCCGGCGTCCAGGCCTGCGCTGTCGACAGCGGCTTCAACACCGGTGCCGTCTACGACTTCGTGCGGGCCCGCGCGTGGTGCACGGCGACAAAAGGCATCCCCGGCGCCGGGCGGCCATTCGTCGAGGACGAGAAGCGGCGGCGGCAACGCCTGCGCCAGCGGCGCCGGCGCGGCGTGCACCCGGAGCCCGTCGGTACCGACCAGGGCAAGACGCTGCTGTATGCCCGGCTGAAGATGGAGGTACCGGGCCCCGGGTACATCCACTTCGCCCAGAACGCCGCCTTCGACGACGAGTACTTCGCTCAGCTCGCCGCCGAGCGGCTGGAGCGCAAGCTGAAGGGCCACCGTCCGTTCCTGGAGTGGGTGCAGCTGCGCCCGCGGAACGAGGCGCTGGACTGCCTGCTGCTGTGCCTGGTGGCCGCGCGGCTGCACCGGCGCGGGCACCAGCGCCGGGACGGCGCCTCCGTCACGGTCGTGGCTGGCGCGCCCGAGCTGGTGCAGCCCGATCCGCGCGTGCCAGCGCCGGCTGTGCCGCGGCCGGCGCCCGCCGCGCCCGCGCGGGTCAACGACGCATTTGACCTGGCCAGCAGCCCGCGCTTCGGAGCGCGCCGCAAATGAGCAGCGACCGCGACATCATCCTGTGGCTGATCGAGTGGATGCAGCGGCACGAGCCCAGCATCACTGAGGAGCTGGCGCTGCGCTGCGAAGTCGAGGCTCGGCGCGAGTGGGGCGGCGAGCGGGTTGAGTACATCGCGAAGACGCCTGCTGCCCAGCGTGCCGCCAAGCGCCAGGCGCTGTCGGTGTTTGGCGAGGTGCGGCCGACGGAGACGGTCGATCAGGTGGCGCGTCGGCACGGCATCAGCCGCGCGACCCTGTACCGAGCGCTGAAGCGCGGCCCGGGGTCTGCAAAGTGATCCAGCCAGGCCGTGAGACGGTCCCCCTGATCGTCTCACCGCCGGCTGCCTAGAGTGCGCCGGCACCGGAGCCTACCCACTCATGAGCGGCATCACCCTGGCGCAAGCCGAAGCGCAGTTGGCCGCCTATCTGGCGGCGGAAACCGCCATCCTCACTGGCGCGCAGTCCTACGAGGTCGCCGGTCGCAGCTTCCGCAAGGCGGACCTGGCCGCCGTGCAGGCCGGTGTCAAGCTGTGGCAGGAGCGAGTTGCCCAGCTTGCTGCGCGCGTGCAAGGCCGAGGCCGCGCCGTCAGCGTCGTCATGCGGGGCTGATGCACCGTGCGTGAAGTCCGCCAGCAGCCGCAGACCGAGCAGACGCTGCTCGACCGTGCCATCGGGTACTTCTTTCCGCGCGAGGCCGCGCGGCGGCTGGCAGCCCGAGGTCAGGTTGCACTGCTGAGCGGGTACCTCGGCGCCCGCCGCGACCGCGTCGCGACGGCTGGCTGGTCCACGGCGTCGAACGGTTCGCCGCAGAACGACGTGATCGTCGACATCGTCGATCTTCGCCAGCGCTGCGCGGACCTGGAGCGCAACGCTCCCGTGGCCGCCGCCATCGTCAACACCAACGCCGAGTACGTGGTCGGCACCGGGCTGGCGGCCGTGCCCACATTGGAGGCCGCCGTCCTGGGGTTGTCCGAAGCACAGGCCAGCGCATGGCAGGACAACACCCGCCGGCGGTTCGAGGCCTGGGCCGACTCGAAGGACTGCGACTTCGCCAGGTTCCAGAATTTCTACGGTCTGCAAGACTTGGCCTTGCGCGGCGTGCTGGTGCGTGGCGACATCTTCGCGCTGACGCCCATGGCCGACCGCGGCGCCGGGCCGCGCCTGACGCTGCAGATGGTCGAGGCCGACCTCGTCAGCAATCCCGGCGGGCGCAGCGACACCGACACGTTGACGCAGGGCATCGAGCACGACTCGACCACCGGCGAGGCGGTGCTGTACCACGTGGCCAACCGCCACCCGTACGACCTGTCGCGCGGGCAGCCGCGCCGGTGGACGGAAGTGGCGGCCCGCGGCGAGCGCACAGGTCGGCGCAACGTGCTGCACCTGTTTATGCAGCGGCGTCCGGGCTTGCGGCGCGGCGTGCCGATCCTGGCCCCGGTGATCGAGCCCATCAAGCAGGTGCTGCGGTACACCGAGGCCGAGCTGCAGGCCGCGATCGTCTCGGGCCTGTTCGCGGTGTTCTTCAAGATGGACCCCGAGGCGTTTCAGGACATCTTCGAGAAGCCGCAGCAGGAAGCGCTGATCCGCAAGGCCACGCAGTGGAGCGGCGAGATGGACTCCGGCCAGGCCGTCAACCTTCTGCCCGGCGAAGAAGCCCAGACTGTCAATCCCGGGCGTCCGAACGAGCAGTTCGACCCCTTCCTCGATGCCTGCTTCAAGCAGATCGGCATGGCTGTTGGCATGCCGCGCGAGGTGCTGCTGATGGCCTACAACAGCAGCTACAGCGCCGCGCGCGGCGCGCTGCTGATGGCGTGGCGCTTCTTCACCGGGCGGCGCGCCTGGTTGGCCCGCGAGTTCTGCCAGCCCGTGTACGAGCTGTGGCTGGCCGATGAAGTCGCCGCCGGACGGATCGCGGCGCCCGGGTTCTTCTCGGATCCGGTTGTCCGCTGGGCGTGGTCGCGTTGCCTGTGGGTCGGCGACGGGCCCGGCTCCATCGATCCGCAGAAAGAAGTTGCCGCGGCGCGCGAACGCGTCGCTCTCGGCATCAGCACGTTGGAGGCCGAAAGCCTGCTGCACGACGGCGTCGCCTGGAGCGCCAAGCACCCGCAGACCGTGCGCGAGGCGACGCAGCGCCGCGAGGCGCGGTTGACCGTGCCTGGCGAACAGCAGGCCGCCGCAAAAGCGGCCGCCACTGATCAGGAGTGACCTGATGCCGCTTACGCGCAACCGCAACCGCCCTTACGAAACCGACGACAACAACGGGTTGCCGCTGCAGCCGGGCGCTCGCGTGTATGAGGGCGCTGCGATGGGCTCCACGAGCAGCGGCGTGCGCCCGCTGGTCTTGGGCGATCCGTTCGCCGGGTTTGCGGTGGCGGCCAGCACGCCGCAGGACACCGCTTGCCGGGTGCGGACCCGCGGGCAGGTGCTGCTCAACGTAGCCGGCGTCGTCGCAGCGTCCGATTTCGGCAAACTCGTGTACGCCACCGATGACGACACATTCACGCTGACGCCGGGCCAAAGTGTTGTCGGACGCGTCATGCGGCATGTAAGCGGATCTCTGGCTTTGGTGCAGTTCGACGCTGCCTTGCCGGTTTTCAACGCTCAGCAGCAAATCGTTCTTGCCCCATCCGGAGGCGACGACGCTTTGCTGATGCAGCAATTCGTCAACGACATGGCCGCTTCGAAGCGACCGGCGGTTCTTGGTGCCGGCGACTTCATCATCGGTTCGCCGATGACCTGGAGAAGCCAACAGCGGCTCGGCAAGTGGGACAACAAAGGCATCGGTCTGCGTGTCCTGGGTCAGGGGCCCGAGAACACGAGACTGCTGTCTGCGATCGTTGGCAACGCGCCCATGATCTCGGTCAGTGCGCCGTCCTCGGCCGGCATCGGCAAGCGCAACTACCTCACCGAAATCGGCGGGATGTCGTGGTTGAGGGCGCCCGAAGGGGTCTTGATCCCGGCTGGCACCACCAGCGGCGAGGCGTTTCGCGCGATCCCAATCGTCGACACCTACGAGGTCAACGTCGCTGCACTGTTCCGCAACCTTTACATCGACGGCTTCGATCACTGCATCACGCTCTCGGACAACACCATCGCCGAGCTCGAGGGCGTCTGGTTCATGGAGTTCTTGACCGGCGTGCGCCTGGGCTTCAACTGCGACGTGATCAAGATGCGCCGCTGCTGGTGGGGCAGTGAGCAGTTCGGAACCTCGTACCGCAACAACGCCGTGGCGGTGCAACCCGGGTTCGACGACGGGCGCGGCAACGGCAACGCCGGGCAAAACTGCATCGAGCTGGACCACTGCGCGATGGCCAAGATCGGCTGCGGAGTGGAATGTGCGGATGGCAGCACGGCCAGCGGCATCCTGTTCCACGAGGTGTTCTTCGAGGGTGTTCGGCAGTATTTTCACCACCTTGGCAACACCACGCAGGATTCGATCGTCACCTTCTCGCACTGCCACTTCTCCTCGGTCACGATCAACGACACCACGCAGCACGACCCGACGCTGGCGGGCTACGAGGCCAAGATCCAGTTCGACGGTGACATCGCCGTCAGCGGCGGCAAGCGGCCGATCCTCACGCTGCGCAACTGCGTCTCCGACACCAACGCGCAGCCGGGCAACGCCTGGATCAGCTTCAACAACCGTGAGGGTTTCATCACTCTCGAAAACAACCGGCTGCGGCCCTCGGCTTCTTTTGGCATTGCACGTTGCATCCGCACCGGTTGGCAGACCTGGAAGAGCTTTCCGGTGGACTCTGCGCAGCAGGGTGGCAGTTTCCAGTTGGGCGATTCGCAGCAGGCCGGCCTGGGGATGCTCGCCGGACGCCCGATGCAGGTCAGCGCCACGATCACGCCGGGTTCGACATACGACCTGGACGTGCTTGCTGGCACCGAGTTCGCGCTCACGCTGCCGGACGGCGACTGCACGATCAACGTCTTCAACTTCACCGGCACCCCGCCGAACCGGATCGTCTCGGCTCTCACCGAGTTGAGCATTGTCTTGATCCTGCCCGCCAGCGTTACCGCCACACGCACGATCACCTGGGGCTCGCGGCTCAAGATGAACGCAGCGACGTTGACCTACGGGGCTGCCGACGGCAACAAACGCGCCGTGTTCAAGGTCAAAGGCGCGGGCTTCGGCAACACGATGCTGTTGTCCACCGCTGGGCCAGTTTTTGCTTCAGCCTGAACGCATATTTTTTCGACAAGGCAGATTCAATGGCACTGGCGCGCAACCGCAATCGTCCATACGAGACCGATGACATCAACGGTTTGCCGTTGCTGGCTGGAGCGCGTGTCTTTGAAGGTGCGGCAATGGGCGCGACTGGCGCTGGCGTTCGGCCTTTGGAGCAGGGTGATCGCTTTGCAGGTTTTGCGATGGCAGCGAGCGTGCCGTCGGATGCCTTCTGTCAGGTGCGCACGCGCGGCCAGGTTGTGCTGAGCGTGGCCGGCGTTTCAGGAGGCGCTGACTTCAACCGGCTTGTTTTCGCTTTTGACGACGACACCTTCAGCCTGACGGCCAACGCAAGCCCTGTAGGTCGCGTCATGCGGCATGTAACCGGTACCTTTGCGGTTGTGCAGTTCGACGCCGCAGGCCCAGAGCAGCTGTCGGCGTCCGAAGCCGCGACTGTCCGCGCCTGGGCGCTGGAGCCTGTGGTCGACGCCACCTCGCGCGCCATCACCGCTGCCGACAACGGCCGGCGCCTGGCGCCAGCGGCCGGCATCACCTACACCATCCCGGCGGGACTGAGCCCGAAGCCGGCTTTCAGCGTGCAGTGCCCGCCCAGCGGCACGGTGACGATCGCCGTGAGCGGTGGCGCCACCATCAACGGCGCCGGAACCGCGCTCACGCGGGCTCGCACCTCCAACCGCGTGGGCTTCGTGGTCGAGCCGTACACGGACGCTGGGGACGCCTACGGCGTGAGCGGGGCCTGACGCTGTGGCAACCGCAGTCGCAGACGTCTACACGGCCGCGGTCGGGCCGGTGTTCGCTGGCATGGCCGATCCCAGGGCGACTGCGATCTCGATCACATCGCCCAGCCCTGCCAGCGGGGTGGTGGGAGTGCAGTCAGGTGTGTGGACCGTGCAGGTCAACGGGCAGCTGGACGCGGACCTCACCGTCACGCCCAGTGCCGGCGCTGGCGGAGGCACGTTCGCTCCGAGCTCGATGCTGATCGCAGCATCGGCCACACCCGCGGCGGCGAGCTTTCGGTACACGCCAGCCAGCACCGGAGCGAAGTTGATCACGCTGGCCAACGACCGGGGATTGAGCAACCCGGCGCCGGCGGCCTATACCTCGCTGGCGGTGCAGCCAAGCGCGCGCGTCGCACTCATGGGCGACAGCCTGACCGACCGGCGCGAGATCGCGCCCACGCGCAACTGGAGCCCGTTTTTCTGGAGCAACGGCCTGGGCACCAACGGCGGCCAGCAGCTGGTGCAGAACTGTGGCGTGAACGGCGACACCGTGGGTCAGATGCTGGCCCGTGTGAACAACAGCTTCGCAGATTCCAGTCCCGGGCTAGCCGGCATCGCGCCGCTGGGCCATGTCTACATCCGTGCCGGCACCAACGACGCCAGAGCCCTCACGCCGATCGGCACTCTGGCGGCAGACCTGACCTCGTTGCTGCAGGCCTGCAAGAGCTACTGCACGAAGGTCATCATCCTCGCGGTGCCACCGATGGGCCCAAGCGAGAGCAACTTCGCGGCCAAGAACGCGGTGGTCATCACCTACAACGCCTGGCTGGCGCAGTACGCGGCAGACAACGCAGCGGACTTCCTCTTCGTTGACGACTGCGTCAACCTGCGCGACGGCGCCGGGGCGCAGCTTGCGGGCTACTTCAACGTCGACGGCGTCCACAACGAGGGTCGAGCGACCTGGCGCCAGGGTGTGGATGGCGCGGCGGCGATGGCCTCCTACTTTGCGACCTTCGCGCCGTACCCGAGTCCGCTGGTGCTGACTGCCGCGGACGTGCACCCGACAACGGCCCAGTACGTGCCCAACGTGCTGATGGCCGGCAGCGGCGGGACGGCCGGCGCTGGCGTCACCGGCCAGGTGGCCGACTCGTGGACCATCGCTCAGACGGCCTCCGGCAACGAGGCCACGGTGAGCAAGGTCGCCGCGGATGTCGGCGACGCGAACCAGACGCCCTGGCAGCGCATCACGCCGACCCTCATCACCAATGGCGGCGGGTTCCGCATGTCGATCCCCTTCGGCATCTCCAACCTGACCGCGGTGCAGACCGCGCTGGAGATGGTGATGGAAGTGCGGCTGGTGAACTGGAACGCGGCCAACTTCTCGGCCCTGCGTGCCTACGTGAACACCAGCATCGGCAAGGTCACGTGGAACCTCGATTTGAAAATGTCTGGCCCGGAGACGCTCAACCACACGCTGGTCCTGCGGCATGCCCAGCCGCGCAACACCGCCACCACGCCCAGTAGCCCGGCCCTGTTCATCGACCTGCTTGCTGTGGTAGCCGCCAGCGGTGCGATGGGTTCGATCGATGTCCGAAACGCCAGCGTCAGGCAGCTTTGAGCCATGCCGTACCTCGACAGTAAACGCGCCATCGGCGCCGGCACAAGCCAGAGCGTCACGCTTGCCCTGGGCGCCTCGCCAGGCGCGGCCATCTTCGCCATTGCGGTGGCGGCCAATGCCGACTCGATCACTCTGACCGCGGCGACGCTCGGCGGCGCCAGCATTGCCAGCTCGGTGCAGGGGCCGTTCGTCATCGACGGCAACAACGTCTACATCATCAGCCACGTGACCCAGCTCACGGGCAACCAGGTGCTGTCGTGGACGGGATCTGGCTCGGCAAACCTGCTGCTCTTTGCACGTGCGGACTCGGGGCTCAACCAGGTCACGCCGCACAAGGCGATCACGGTTCAGAGCAACGCGGACTACACCAACACGGCCGCCGAGTTTGCGCTTGCGACGGAGGTCGGTGAGGTCTGTATCGCGCTGTACCAGGAGAACCTTGGGCGCACCCTGAGCCTGACCTCTGGCAGCTCGTTCGTCGGCGGCTTCTCGGGCACTTTCGGGCAGGCCGTCGAAGAAACGGCGACGGGCGCATCCACTACGATCGGGGGCAACTACACCGGCGGCGCGGTGAACCGCTTCTCGGCCGCGTGCGTGCTGAACCCCGCGGGGCCGGCGCCGGTGCTTTCGGGTGCCACGGGCGTCGCCACAGGAGCCACCACCGGCAGCGGCAGCGTCTCGACCGACACCGCCAACGGCACGTTGTACCGCCTCGCATCGACGACCGCACCGACGGTGGCGGAGGTCAAGGCCGCCAACCTGACCACGACGGTGACAGCTTCCGGCGCCCAGGCGGTGACGTTCACAGGGCTGACGACGGGCCAGACCTACCGGGCCTACTACGTGCACCGCAGCGCAGCTGGGGTGGACAGCTTGCTGGCGACCAGTGGCACTTTCGTGCCGACCGCTGCGACGTACACCGCCGTCATCGGGGCGGGATCGCCCGGCGGCTTTGCGGGGGACACGGGCAGCGGCCGCCGAGCAGCGGGAGTTGCCTGCACCTACGTGGGGTTCCAGGTTGATGGCAGCAACCTGCCAATCGCGAACACCGCTGTCACGGGCTCGGCATCGCTCAATGGGTCCGGTCAACTCAGCGTGGCTGGGCTGCCGTCGGCCGGTCCGTGGCACTTCTTCGTGCTCTTCGGCGCGGCTGTCGGCGAGGGGTCGGCTCATGACGTGGTGACGGCCTCATGAGCGGCATCCTGCGCAACCTCCGCGAGCAGCTGGGCAGCGGCACGCTCAACAGCGGCCTGCGTTACGCCGGCTACACGGGTGCGCAGATCCAGGCCGCGACAGCGACTGGTCATGCCGGGGCCGGCGTTGGCATCAACGACTCGCTCGAAGCGACCAAGCAGTACCGCTTCCGCCCGGCCCTGGGACCGGCGTGGCCAGGGCTGTTTCGCGATGACGGAGCGTTTCGGGCCAACACTGCCGTGAGCACCACGTACCAACTCTACGAGGACAACGTGCTGGTCGGCTCGGCGGCCATCTCGGTGCAAATCGGTGCCGCGCCTCCACCGCCACCGCCTGCTGCCGCCAGCCTGGCCGGGCTGAGCCCGCGGCAGCGGAGGCTCGCCACCACGTAGTCGCGCCGACGGCGTGAGACGTTCCCCCTGATCGTCTCACTCCGGGCTGCCTAGAGTGCCGCTCAACATGCGCACCGCAGCCCATTCCAAGCCCGCCGATCAAAGCGCCCAACCGGCAGAAGCGTCGCTGCTGCTTACGGCGCCGCTGGAGCTCAAGGCGGCGGATGGCGGGCAGCTACCCACGCGCTTTGCCGGTGCCGCCTACACCGGTGGCATGGTCCCTGGCTACGGCGTCGTCATCGACATGGCGACGACGACCTACAAGGACAAGCTCCCGCTGCTGGCCGAGCACTGGCGTTCTGACGTCGTCGGTGTCATCGAGCAGGCCGAGACGCGCGACTGGACGATGCTGGTCGCCGGCAAGCTGTTCAGCGACATGGAGGGCAGCCAAGCCGAGAAGATCGGTCAGCTCGCCTCGCGTGGCGTTCCGTTCGAGATGTCCGTCGGCCTGTATCACTTCACGCGTGAGTTCGTGCCGGCCGGCAAGAGCGTGCAGGTCAACGGCCAGACCTTCCAGGGCCCCGTCGATGTGCTGCGCAACGGCGTAGTGCGCGAGGTCTCGATCGTCGTGCTCGGCGCGGATGCCGCCACGAACGCCAGCTTCTTCTCGGCCTCGCGGCCGCAATCCCCGCAACTGCACCCCGGAGCCCCGCTCATGGACCTCGCCCAACTCCAGGCCCGCGTGGCCGAACTCGAAGCCGCTGCAGCCACGCACGCCGCGGCGCTTTCCGCCGCCCGCGCCGAAAGCGCAGCCGCCGAGCTGGCCCGCATCCGGGCTGTTCACGAGCAGGCGATGCCCGGCCACGAGAAGCTGCTGCTGCAGCTGATGTTCGACGGCAAGACCTCGGGTGCCGAGGCCGCCGTGCAGGTGCTGGCCGCCGAGCGGGCGCAGCTCGCCGCCAAGGGCCAGGCGCTGCAGCTCGACGCGCCGCGGCCGGTGACGCCGGCTGCCGCCCCGGCGGTGCCCGCCCAGCAGCAGCAGGCCACGGACGATTCGCTGCCGCTCGCGGAGCGCGCCAAGCGGCAGTGGGATGCAGACGCCAACGTGCGGCGCGAGTTTGCGACGCTGGACGACTACACCGCCTTCCTGAAGGCCGACGCGCAAGGGCGCGTCCGCCGCATGGTTGGCAAGGCCTCGGCCTGATTCCGGCCTTCACCCACCTCACACGGGACACCACGCCATGCCCACCCTCGCCGCCAACAAGCCGCGTACCTACGAAATCGGCATCCGCAACGAAGTGCCGGTCATCGCCAGCGACATCATATTCGAGGGCGCCGCGGTCGGCGTCGTCGGCAGCAGCGGCCACGCGCGGCCTCTGGCGGCTGGCGACACCTTTGTCGGTTTCGCGGAGCGCCGCGCCGACAACGCCGCGGGCGCTGCCGCGGCGATCACCGTCGAGCTCATCGCCGCGGGCGAGGTGGTGTTGCCCGTCGCCGGCGTGGCCATCACCGATCTGCGTCAGCCGGTGTACGCCTCCGACGACGACACCTTCACCCTGTCGCCCGTGGGTACCGTGTTCGTCGGCTTCGTGAAGCGCTGGCTGAGCAGCGGTGTCGCCGTGGTCGCGTTCGACACCTTCAACCAGCGCGATCCGTATCAGCAGTGGACGGTGCGCGAGGTCATCAGCGCCAACAAGACGCTGGACGCCGAGGACACCGGCAAGTTCTTCTGGGTCGACACCGATGCCGTGATCATCACCCTGCCGGCGATCGCCGACGGCCTGGGCGGCTGCGTGATCGTCAACGGCGGCGCGTTCGGCGCGGTGGCGGTGACGGTCAGCCCGAACGCGGCCGACCGCATCCACGGCCCGGACATCACGGCCGCCGACGACAAGGACCTCATCAACACCAAGGCCACGGCGCGCCGCGGCGACCTGGTGCAGCTGGACCTCGGCGATGCCGACGGCTACGTCGTCACCGCGCTGCGCGGTGTCTGGGCCCGCCAGGCCTGACCTGGCGCAGGCACACGCGACACCGGATCGAACACCGAACCTCCTTCGAAGGACGACATCACCATGGACCAAAGCATCCTGTCGAGCCGCGCCATCATGGGCATGTACTTCGCGCGGCTGGAAGCCAGCGCGGGCGCCGCCTGGGTCAACGCGGTCTCCAACCTGTTCACCAGCGACCAGGCCAGCGAGACCTACGCGTTCCTGGGCCAGAGCCCGGCCATGCGCGAGTGGATCGGCGGCCGGCAGGCGAAGGGCCTGTCCAGCAACAGCATCATCCTGCCGAACCGCCACTTCGAGGCCACGCTCGAGATCGCGGTGCGTGACGCGCGGCGTGACAAGACCCCGCAGATCCGGGCGCGTGTCGAGGAGCTGGCCGACCGCACGGTCAGCCACTGGGGCAGCCTGCTGAGCCAGCTGCTCCTCGCCGGCGAGACGACGGCCTGCTACGACGGCCAGTTCTTCTTCGACACCGACCACCAGGAAGGTGACTCGCCGGTTCAGAGCAACGACATCCAGTTCGACATCTCGGACGCGCCCACCATCGCCGCCAGTGGCGCCAAGGGCACGCCGACGAACCCCGGCGTCGAGATCCTGCAAGGCGGCATCCTGCGCGGCATCACCCAGATCATGGGTTTGGTCGACGACCGCGGCGAGCCGATGAACGAGGAGGCCACCGACTTCCTCGTGATGGTGCCGACCAGCATGCACCTGGCCGCGATGGCTGCGATGAACCCGCAGGCCACCATGGCCATGCAGCAGAACCTGAACGCCAACCTCAACCCGGGCATGCGCATCAGCGTGGTCAGCAATCCGCGGCTGAGCTGGACGGACCGCTTCGCGGTGTTCCGCGCCGATTCGCCGATCAAGGCGCTCATCCGCCAGAGCGAGCAGGACGTCGAGCTCAAGGCCAAAGCCGAGGGCAGCGAGTTTGAGTTCGACAACGACGCATGGCAGTTCGGCGTCGACAGCTGGCGCAACGTGACCTACGGCTACTGGCAGCGTGCCTGCCTGGTGACGCTGGTCGCCTGACGCCGGCGCCGACACCGGCTCCCAACCGCAGCCGGCCTCGCGCCGGCTGTTTTGCAGACAGACCCCTCTACGCAGCGCATCGTGTCTTTCGTTGAACCCGTCGGCCTGTACTTCGCGGACCTCGGCGTCGACGTGACGATCGACGGCGCATCGGCTCGCGGCATCTTCGACGACGATTACGTCGGCGCCGGCGGTGGCGCGTTCGACGGCGTGGCCAGCAGCGGCCCGCGGCTTCTGATCGCGGCCAGCGCGGCGCCGAGTGTCCAGCAGGGCACCAGCGTCGTGATCGGCGCCAGAACGTACCGCGTGCGCGTGCCGCAGCCGGACGGCACGGGCATGGTCAACCTGCCCCTGGAGCGCATGTCGTGACCCACCACCGCCAGACCATCCGCGCGGCGGTCGTCGCAGCACTGGCCGCTGGCGGCACCGCGGCTGCCACGCGCGTGTTCGACACGCCGTGGAACGCGCGCGTCGAGCTGCCTGCGCTGGTGGTCGAAGACGAGGGCGAGCAGCAGCGCAGCGTGGCCGTCTACTCCAGCACGAAGCGGCCCATCGAGCGCACGCTGCTGCTGCTGGTCACCGTCGAGGTGCGGCAGAGCGACACCTACGCGGCCGCGCGCGACGAGCTGGTGGCCGACGTGGAGCGCATCGTCGCCACGGCCGCGCTGCCCGGCGTCAAGGCGGTGTCGCCGGCCGGGTACGAGCCCGACCTGGCCATGGACGGCGACAAGCCCATCGCGATCGGACGGCAGCGCTTCGCCGTCACCTACTTCACGCCGCAGGACGACCCGTCCACGGCGCTCTGACCTTACCCCCGGAGACCGCAGCATGGCCATCCAATCCGACATCGGCGTCCTGATCGCCTACCGCCGCGAAACCACCGCGGGCACGCTGGCGACGAACGACAGCACGGCGAAGGTCATCCCCTACGTCTCGCACTCGCTCAACCTCAGCAAGACGGGCATCGCCAGCCAGGAGAAGCGCGGGAGCTACCAGCGCTCCACCATGCGCCACGGCAACCGCGCCGTGGGCGGCGATCTGTCGCTGCAGCTGCAGTGCGGCACCTACCGGGAGCTGATGGAAAGCGCCGTGCGGCGCGACTTCACCACCGTCACCAACATCGCGCTGAGCAACGTCACCGCCAGCGCCAGCGCGCCGCACTTCGTGCGCGCCGCCGGCAGCTGGATCACCGATGGCCTGTGCGTCGGCATGACCATCCGCTTCGCCGGCTGGACGACCGGCGGCGTGGCCAACAACGCGCGCAACTACACCATCACCGCGCTCACGGCCACCGGCATCACGGTGGCCGAGCCGGTGGCCGCCAAGGCCTCCGGCGACTCGCTCACCATCAGCGTGCCGGGCCGTGTCACGTTCATGCCCGTCACGGGCCACACGCAGACCTCGTACACCGTCGAGGAGTGGAACCCCGACGTGCCGCGGTCCAACCGCTTCCTGGGCCTGCGCGTCAACACCATGGGCGTGGAGCTGCCGCCGAACGACCGCGCCACGCTCACTTTCGGCTTCATGGGGCGCGACCGGGCCAAGAACACCTCGCAGCACTTCACCTCGGCCACGACGCCGGCGCTGAGCGTGATGCAGGTGGGCCACACCGGCGTGCTGCTGGTCAACGGCGTTCCCACCGGCACGGTCACCGGCCTGAGCATGACGGTGACGAACAACATGCAGGTCGGCGCGGCGGTCGGCAGCTCGATCACGCCGGACGTGTTCCACGGCGCGATGGAGGTCACGGGCCAGCTGCAGGCGTACTTTGACAGCACGGCGCTCGACGACATCTTCGACGACGAGACGGAGATCAGCCTGATCTTCCGCGCCACCGACGACACCGCCATCGGCGGCAACTTCCTGTGCTGCTGCCTGCCGCGCATCAAGCTGGCCGGCGGCAGCTTCAGCACGCAGAACGAGAGCCGGATCCAGTCGTTCGACTTCACCGCGCTCGAGCATCCCGGCACCAACGGCAACCGGGCCACGACGCTGCACATCCAGGACAGCACGCTGGCCTGACCGGAGATCGCCCCATGTTCGACATCTCCGCCCACCCCGCCGTCTCCGTCGCCAGCGAGCAAGGCCACACCTTCGAGCCGGTGTTCCCGGATGGCAAGCCGCTGGGTGCCACCATCACCGTCCGCGGGCCCGAGTCCGACGCAGTGCGCCGCACGCTGCGCGCCATCATGGCGCGCCAGCAGCAGCGTGAAACCGCAGCCCGCAAGACTGGGCGCGACGCCGTGCAGCCGCCGAGCATGGACGAGCTGGAGGTCGAGACACTCGACCTGGCCGTTGCGCACACCTTGAGCTGGGATGGCTTCACCGACGCCGGCCAGGTGCTGGAGCCGACCGACGCCAACCTGCGCCGCCTCTACACCCAGCACAAGTGGCTGCGCGGGCAGGTGCTTTCCGAGGGCCAGACCCTGGGAAACTTCGTCAGGAGCAGCTCGCCGAGCTGCTCGCGCACGCCCGAGCCGAGTTCCGGCTCGACCTGACGCGCGAGGGCAAGTGCTCGCTGCGCGCGCACCTGCAGCACGTGCAGGCCACCACCGGGGTGCGCCCGCGCGAGCTGGACACGCCGGCGCCGCCGCAGTCGCTGCTGTACCTGGTGGCCGCGTTTCAGGACGTGGCGCGCGGCCGGCAGCCGGGGTTCGCCGGCCCGGGGGCCATCACCTGGGGCGAGATCCAGGCCTGGTGCTTGCTGAACCAGACGCCGCTGGAGCCGTGGGAAGTGCGCGTCGTGCGCGATCTGGACTGTGCCTGGCTCGATGCCTGGGCCGATGCCAACCCCACCAAGCAGCACCAGCCGCCGGCGCCCAGCGGCCATCCACGCCCGCCGCGGCTTTGAACGGAGCGCACCGATGACCTTCAACGTCGAGACCAAGTTCACCGCCAGCGGCGTCGAGCAGGCCAAGCGCCAGGTCGACGAATACGGCCGCTCGCTGCGCAGCGTGGAGATGTCGGCCGAGGAAATGAGCGCTGCGCTGTCGCGCGCGTTCGCCAACGTGGGCATCTTCGGCGGCGGTGTGCTGCTGGGCGTGCCCGCGCTCTCGAACATGATCGCGCAGGCCATCGGTGCGGCCGACGCGGTGACGACGCTGCGCAACCGCCTCGAGCTGGCCACCGGCAGCACCACGCAGGCGGTGCGGGCCTACGAGGATCTGTACCTCGCCGCGCAGCGCTCGCGCACCAGCTTCACCGAGCTGGGCAGCGTCTACAGCACCATGGCGCGTGCCGGCTACGGCAACATGACCGTGGTGCAGGCCATCGGCAATGCCATGGCCGTGAGCGGCGGCAGCGCCGAAGGCATGCGCGCGGCGCTGGTGCAGCTGGGCCAGGGCATGTCTGCCGGCGTGCTGCGCGGCGAGGAGCTCAACAGCGTCATGGAGCAGGCGCCGCGGCTGGCGCAGGCCCTGGCGGACGGCATGGGCGTGCCGATTGGGTCGCTGCGCCGGCTGGGCGAGGAGGGCGAGCTCACGGCCAAGCGGGTGATGGATGCGCTGGCAGCCTCCGCGCCGCGCCTGGCCGAGGAAGTGGCCAAGTCCACGCCCACGGTGTCCCAGGCCTTCACGGTGCTGGGCAACGCCACCACCCGATTCATCGGCGACGCCGACAAGGCCACCGGCTTCACGCGCGGCCTGTCGCTGGCCATCACCGGGCTGGCGGATGGCATCGACGTGCTGGGCGACATCATTCGCCGCAACGAGACGGCGTTCAGCATCTTCGCCACCGGCGCGCTGAGCGTGGCTGCGGCGGGCGGGATCATGCTGGTGAGCAAGTCGGTCGCGGTGCTCACGGGCACCGTCACGGCGCTCGGCGTCGCCTTGGCGGCCAATCCGGCCGTGCTGGCGCTGCTGGGCATCGGCGCAGTCGTCGGCGGGGGTGTTGCTGCGTTGCGCGCAAGATCGCGAACCGAGACTGGCATTGCTGAGGCCATCCGCGCGTTGGAACTCCAGAACGAGGGCTCCGTGCAGGCGCTTGCGCGAGCGGAGGCTGGTGGGCGCAGCGCTGGTGCTGCCCAAATCCGCGCGACGATGGAGAGTCGGCGCGAGCAGATTCGAATGCTTCAAGCCGAGCTTGGCGCGTTGACCGCGCGAGCGGGACAAGCCGATGTGCGGCGCGTCGACAACGGCATCGACGCCGTTGCCATGCAATCCCAAGAGCAGGCGGCGCTGCGCCTGCTGGAGATTCGACGACAGCTGTCTGGTGAGGACAAGCGCTACGGCAAGGCCGTGCAGGAGCTTGCGCAACTGCATCAGCAGGGCGTGTTGAGCTACACGGAGTACGTCGAGCTGACGCGCCAAGCATGGACTGCCAGCAAGGGCGGCGCCGAGGCGAAGCTCGCTGAGGTTGCTGCGGCCAAGCGGCAACGCGAGCAGGTCGAGGCCGAGGCCCAGCAGCTCAAGGACATCATGGGCTTGCGCGAGTACGAGGCGAAGATGAGCCTGCTGGCGCTCAGGCGCGAGCAGGATCAGATTGAGGCTGCCGACCGAGCGCTGATGAAGGCCGCTGAGCAGGTGGGGGCGATTCAGTTCGACACCCAGTTGCTCAAGCTGAACAACGAAGAACGCGAGGTCGCGATCGCGCTGCGGCAGCTTGAGGCCAACGGCATCGCGAAGGGCACGTCCGCGTACGAGGAGTACGCAAAGCAAATCCGGCAGGCTGTCGTGGATCGCGAGAGGGTGCGCGAGAGCGTCGAGGGCATGCGCAGCTTGGGTGAAGCCTGGAAGCGCATCAGCGACGAATTCGGGCAAAGCCTCAGTGACTCCCTGATGCGGGCCTTCGAAAGCGGCAAGGGCTACGGCGACACGTTCCTGAGTTCGCTTCGAAACAGCTTGAAAACGCTGATAACCCGAGCGATCTTGCAGGGGCCGATGGAGCAGATTCGAGCGTACTGGACTCAGGCTGCGGGCTGGCTCGGTGGAATGCTCGGGCAGCAGTCCGGAGCGGCGGCGCAGGCGCGGCTGATCGATGGTGCACCAAAGAGCGGGGTCAACACGCAAGACGCTGCCGGCGCGGCCGCGGCCAGCAGTTACTGGGGGTGGATCGCGGTGGCGCTGTCGAAGGCCAGCCAGGACTACGACGACGGCTGGCGCAGCAACGCGCTCGATCAAGGCTGGCTGCGGGAGTTCAAGAAGCAGGGCGACTTCCTGCTCTTCCCCGGCGCGAGGGACCTCAACCGCCGCGGCATCCTGAGCGACAAGCACTTCGATCTGCTCACCAACGCCACCGGCTTTGCCCGCGTGTTCGGCCGCAAGCCGGCCGAGGCGCGCGACAGCGGCATCACCGGCAGCTTCAGCGGTGGCGGCTTCTCGGGCAGCTCGTTCGTGGACTGGTTCGCCAAGGGCGGCTTCCTGCGGCGCGACAAGAGCGGCACCAACTACGGCGCGCTCGACGAAGGCATTGCCGCCGTCATGGCCGCCGGCGCCCGGGCCATGCTGGAGCAGACGCTGCAGCAGGCCACCACGCTGGGGCTTGGCACCGCCGGGCTCAGCGGCGTGAGCAGCAGCACGCGCATCGTGCTCGGCGCGGACGAACAGGCCAACCAGGACGCCGTATCGAAGGCCGTGGCCGCGTACGGCGATCAGCTCGCACAGAGTCTGGAGCCTCAGCTTGGCGCGTTCCGCCGCGCCGGCGAATCGGTGAGCCAGACGCTCAGCCGCCTGAGCGGCCTGCAGATCTTCAGCAACAACCTCAACCAGCTCGGCGGCGTGTTCTCGCGCCTGGCCGGCATGAGCGTCGAGGTGCGCGAAGGCTTCATCGCCATGGCCGGCGGCATGGAATCCCTGCAATCGCAAGCCATGGGGTTCGTGCAGGAGTACTACACCCGCGACGAGATCGCGGGCCTCAAGGCGCGGGAGCTGCAAAGCGTGCTGGCCGGCGCCGGCATCACCGGCGACGTGAACACGCGCGAGCAGTTCCGCGCGCTGGTGGACGGCGCCGACGTGAGCACCGAGACCGGCCGGCGCCAGCTCGCCGCGCTGCTGGGCATCTCGGGCGACGCCACGCAGGTGTTCGACTTCCTGCAGGAGACCGGCGGCACCCTGTCAGGCACGGCCGCGCAGGCGCCTGCGGTCACCGCGCTGGGCACACTGTTCGGCGCGGCCAACGGCCAGGCGCAGGTCGATGCGATCAACGGCGTCACCTCGTCGGTAAACGGCGTGCGCGATGCCATCGAGGTGCTCACCGACGTGACGCGCGGGCTCTTGCGCGGCGGCCGGGCGCTGATCCCCGGCAACTGGGAGGTCGTGCAGCCATGACGCGCCTCGTCAACCTCGTCAGCGAGTGGGCCTGGGAGCTGAACGCCGATGTCCCCCAAAGCGGCATCCTGGTCGAGATCGCCTGGCCGGGGACGCCGCTGCGCTGGTCGAGCTTCGATAACCGCACGTTTCAGGGCAACGAGTTCGTGCGCACGCCGTTCGAGGTGGAGGATCTGGTTCTGGACGGCCTGCGCGTCGGTGGCACGCTGATCGTCAACAACGCAGACCTGGCCTTCGGGTCGAGCGTGCTGGCCAACGGGTTGCGCGGCCGGTCGATCAAGATCTGGACGTACCTGCCGCGGTTGTCCGGGGACCGCTTCGTCACGCTGTTGACTGACCTGGCCGTCGCCGGCGGCGTCGAGATCGGGCCCGACGTCGTCAGGATCACGCTGCGCAGCCGCGTGGAGTTCCTGCGTTCGCCTCGCAGCTATGTGGGCCCGCAGGCCGGCTTTAACACGATGCTGCCCGCCGGCACGGTGCTGCGGATCAACGGCCAAAACATCCGGCTGGATCGGCGAGGCTGAGCGTGGATTACCCGTCCCTGACCATCATGCAGGAGAGCCGCTGGCGCCGGCTTGGCGGCATCAACTCGCAGCGCTCCACCAACGGCATGCTGCGCAGTCGCCGCCTGTACTCGAACACCATCACCGAGTACACGCTGGTTCACTGGTTGTCGCCCGCCGAAAAGTCCACGCTGGACTCGCACTACGGCAGCTCGGCCGACGGCACGTTCAGCTTCACATGGCCCGGCCAGGCCCCTGTGTTCGTGCGCTACCTCGAGGCGCCGCAGTACGAGGAGCGAAACGGCTGGTGGATCGCCACCGTCCAGCTCGCGCAGGTGTCCTGACATGGTGACGCCTATCTTCGGCGGCCTGCGCATCCCGGCGGCTGGCACGCTCAACGGGGCTTCCGCCGGCGCCGACGCGCGGCAGCTGCCCGCGGCGGGCGAGCGCAGCCTGATCCCGGTGGTGTATGGCGACGACCGGATCGGAGGCCTCCTGCTCAACGTGCTGCCGGTCTCCTCCGGCGTGACGGCTGGCTGGCTGATGATGCAGGTGCTGTGGTGCCACGCCTGCACCAGCATCACGTCGCTGCGGCTCAACGGCAACGCGCTGCCCAGCGAGGCCGTCGTGATCCACTATCTCGGCAGCCAGGTCACGGCGAACGCCGACATGGTCGTCAGCATGGCCGCGCAGGGCATCACCTACGCCGACGCGCTGACCGGCTTTGCGTACTCGGTGATTCAGATGCCGATGCGCCGCTTTGACGGCCGGCTGGACTTCACGGCGCTGATCGGCGGCCGTGCGGTGTACGACCCGCGCCTGGATTCCACCGTCCCCGGCGGCTCGGGCTCGCAGCGCCTAGCCACGCCCAGCACTTGGGCGAAGAACTACAACCCGGTCGTCAACCTGGCGGACTTCTTGGCCTCCACGGTCTACGGGGCCGGTGTGCCGGTGGTCTGGCGCGAGGAAAGCATTCCGCCTGGGCCGGGCTTTGCCGGCGTCACCGACGACAGCAAAAGCGTGTTCGTCAACGCCAGCATTTGCGACCAGCTAATCGGCAGCCCCGCCGAGGCGCGCCGTCGGCTCTCGGGCCTGACCCTGAGCACAGCCGCGTCAGTGCTCGAGGTGGCCGAGGTGCTGCGTGCGCACGCTGGCGTCTGGCTGGTGCAGACGCCCAACGGCGTCGGCATGCAGCCCGACTTGATCGGCGCTTCGATTGCCGCCACCTACGACCACGACCTTGGAGACATCGCGGCCATTGAGTCGTTGCAAGTGCCCGACCTGGGGGATGCGCCGACGGTGGTGGAGGTGATCTACACCGACGCGCGGCAGGTGCCCTGGCGCGACGCCATGGCGCGCGCAGCGCTGACCGGCGTCGGCAGCACGCTGCCGGAGCGGCTGAGCCAAGTGCGCATGCCCGGCATCCAGCGTCACAGCGAGGCCTACCGTGAGGCCTATCAGCGGCTGTCCACGCTGAACCAGAACGGCGCCAGCGCTACCGTCGAGCTCTTCGATTGGGGGCTCGTGCGCGAGCCGGGCGACGTGGTGGCCATCACGCACCCTATCGGGTTCTCGGCTGCGGAGATGCGCGTGGTCGGCGTCAGCATGGCCAGCATCGGCCGCTGGCGCCTGGCGCTGCGCGCGCACACGGACGACGTCTACAGCGAGGACGTCGTCGCGGCGCCGTCGCTGGGCCAGACCGGGCTGGACATGGGCGACCTTCGCACCCCGCGCATCTATCGCCAGACGGCAACGCCCACCGGCGATCTCATCGAAAACGACGTGTGGATCGACACCGACGACGGCGACCGCATGTACGTTCGCAAATCCGGTGTCTGGGAGGCGTTGCTGTTCGGCACCTCGGCGCTGGCCAGCCGCGCCGTCACCCGCACGACGACCGACAACTTCACCTACGCGCCGCTCAACATCAACGGCGCGCTGGGCAACCAGCTGGTGCGGTCCTGGGTGTTGACGCCGGAGGTCACGTGCGACCTGTACCTGGCAATGGAGATCGAAGCGGCGCGCGTGCAAAGCGACAGCGGCTACGTGCTGTTCGTGCGCATCACGCCGTCCGGCGGCAGCCCGGTTTCGGTGTGGCAGGCCTACAGCGCATCGCTCGATGCACCGCCCCCCAAGACGTTTCTGGGCGAGATTCTGTACCCCGCCACCGGCGGTGTGGCGCTGACCATCGAGATCATGGCCAGTGTGTACGTCGGCGCGCCGAACCCGATGGTCATCTACGCGTCGCGGCTGCGCGGGCTGGAGCTCAAGCGATGAGCACGCCCGAGCAGCTCGCCGTGTTCGTCCGGCTCGATCGCAACCGCATGTTGACGGAGTGCGACTGGACTCAGATCCCAGACGCTCCGCTCGATGCGGCCGCGCGCCAAGCCTGGGCCCAGTACCGCCAGGCGCTGCGCGATCTGCCGCAGCAGCCCGGGTTCCCAACAGTGACGTGGCCCCAAAAGCCCTCGTGATCATGAGCGACGACCTGTATCGCACGCGCCTGCTGTGGGTTGGCATCCGCGGCGTGGCCAAGCTGGACGGCGTCGAGCGCCGCCTCACGCAGCCGCCGCAATGCCTGCCGGGCGTGAAGGTGGACTGCATCGACTGGGCGCCCGGGATCCACTGCGCCATGGTCATGCCCGCGGCGAGCGGGTGGCGCCACTTGACGGCGGCCGAGATCGAGGCGGTGCGTGTGTGGCTGCGCGCCTTCGTCAACAACGACAAATCTGCGCCATGAGAACAAACCCGATCGATCCTGCAGCATCGGACGCTGCCGCGGCTGGCAGCGCAAAGGCGTTGAGCGCCACCCTCGGTGGCAGCGGAGTGCTGTTTTTTGGCGGCTACACCGCCAACGACTTGGCCATGCTGATCGGCGCCGTGGTGGCGGTGCTGGGCTTGCTGGTGCAGTGGTACTACCGCCACCGCGAGCACGGCATGCGCAAGCGCGAGCACGAGGCCAGGATGGCGGCGCACAGCCGGATGCCGGCGCACACCGACCTTGAGGTCGACGAGTGAGCCGCCTGCGCATCGCCATCGGTGCGCTGACGCTGAGCGCTGCGGCGCTGGTGGGCATTGCCACCCACGAGGGCTACACCGATCGCGCCGTCCGCCCGCTGCCGACCGACGTGCCGACGGTGGGTTTTGGCAGCACGCGGCGCGCCGACGGCTCGCCGGTGCGCATGGGCGACGCCACCACGCCGCCGGCCGCGCTGGCCCAGAAGCTGCGCGACGTGCGCGCGTTCGAGGGCGAGCTCAAGGGCTGCGTGACGGCACCGCTGACGCAGGGCGAGTACGACTCGCTGGTGAGCCTGGCGTACAACGTGGGCGGGGGCCCGGTGTGCCGCAGCACCATGGTCCGGCTGCACAACGCCGGCCGGCACGCCGAGGCGTGCGCGCAGTTCGAGCGCTGGGTCTACTTCCAGGGCCGCGACTGCCGCGATCCAGCCAACGGCTGCGGCGGCCTGCCCAGGCGCCGCGCCGCCGAGCAAGCGATGTGCGAGGGGCGCGGGTAGTGGACCCGATCCCGTGGATCCGCCGCGCCTGGCGCCTGCTGCTGGTGCTGGCCATCTTCGGCGCCGGCTGGACGCTGCACGGCTGGCGCCACCGCGCCGAGCTGGCCGAGGCGCGCCAGCAGCACCAGGCCGACCGCGAAGCCTGGGCCCAGGGCGCCCGGCAAGCCGCCGAGCAGTACCGAGCCATCGAAGCCGCGCGCGCCGCGGCGCACCGGGAGATCGTCGATGACGCCCACGCCCAAGCCCAGCGCCTGGCGCGCGACCTGGCTGCTGCTCGCGCTGCTGCTGGCGGCCTGCGCCACGCCGCCGCGGCCGCTGCCGCCCGTGCCTGTCCCGCCCCCGGCGATCCCGTCGCTGCCGGCGGTGGCGCGCCAGCCCGATCTCCCGCCCTGGTGCTCGCCGACGTGCTCGGCCGGGCTGACGCGGCTGCGGGAGAGCTGGCAAAAGCTGTTGACCGAGCCCGAGCGGCCGGAGCGGACTGCGAGCGAGCCTACGGGGCGTTGAGCGGGCCCTGAGCTGGCCCGCGCAGCACAGAGCCTGCTGCGGCCTGCATCGGGTCGTCTGGCACATGCCTGCACTCCAACGAGCCGGGCACTGGCTCGGCTGTTGGGTCCATCGCCTTGGCGTCCCCTTCGGTCATCCGCCAGCGCGTCGGCCGGCGCTGGCCGGTGACGCGGTCGGTGATCTGCCAGCGGTAGAGGTGGAGTGTGGCCAT